GATCGGGTCGGGCGCGGAGATCGGGTCGGACGCGAAGATCGGGTCGGGCGCGGAGATCGGGTCGTACGCGGAGATCGGGTCGGGCGCGGAGATCGGGTCGGGCGCGGAGATCCTGCAGGTCGGCCCGGTGGGTTCGCGCAATGCGATGTTGCACGTCTATCCGCTGAAGGATGGCAGCGCAGCGTGCTCGACCGGCTGTTTCTGCCAGCACACGCTCGCCGAGCTGCTGGCTGCCTGCGAGGATACGCATGGCGCCGACTCGCCGCACACCCGCGACTACAAGCTGGTTGCGACCGCTGCGTTCGCGGTGATCGAAGCGCGCATTGCTGCACGCGCGAAGCCGGCGAAAGCTGTGAAGCGGGGAAAGTGACCGATGCGTGTCACTGCGACGAAGATTGAAATCGAGCGGCCCTTCCTCCGTGTGATTGCCGGTGAGATCGCACGGCAAGCAAAGGGTCACCTGCAATTCAATGACCAGTTGCGCTGTCCGGCCGGCGCGGCCTTCTTCTCGAAGATTGAGGATCTAGTCGAACACCTCCTCATCTGCGATCTCTATCACGCGGAGATAGAAGGTGTCACGCTTGCCGGTCCCTCGACGTCTCATGCGGTGGAGAAGTCATGACACGAATCAGCCACTACACCAAGCCGATGATCTCGCGGGCGCTCGGCGTCTCGCTCTCAGCGGTCACGGCCCGGATTGCTGTGGGCCGCATGAAGACCGAGCGCGTGAATGGCGTGACGCTGGTTCCGGCCGCCGAGGTGCGGCGTTGGGATCGCGAACGCCAGCGCGCCGCGCGGGATCGTTCGGCGCGTTCCGGCGGGGAGGTCCAATGATCGGTTCGCGAATCTTCCTCTTGGGCTGCATCGTTGCCGCTCTGGCACTTTTCAATCTCATCGGCGCCGGCGTGCTCGTTTGGCGCGCGCGGCGCCGATTCTCGAATGACGAGAAGGAGATCTTGGCGAGGAGCGCGCAAATTGCCGCGCGCGAATCGGAACGTCGTGCACGTCGAGCAGAACCCATCACCCGACGCGAATGGGCGTTTTTCTGGCTGCTCGTGCTGGTCGGCTCGTTCGCGATCCTTTTCACGCAGGGCTGTCATTCACCGACTGCGCCGATTCACCGCGAGCCGCAGGCCATCATCGAGTATCGCACGCCTCGCATTGATACGCTCGTTGCCCCGGAGCCAACGCCCGAATCTGCGGTGCTGTGGAGGCGCCGATGACCAACGCCGAAGCGCGCGCCCTGCACAAGGGCATGTTCGTGGCGAGCCCCCATTCAACGCCCGCCTATCGTATCCGGAAGCTCGCAGAAGATCCGTGGGTCAGTGAGGACTTGTCGATCGTGCGACTGCTCATCGTGGGCAATGCCGGCGCTTGGGTTCCCCCGGATGATTACATGGCCGCCCCGGGGCCGGAGACGGCTTTCACGTGGAGCATCAGCAAGCACATGTTCGTCTCGCGGTACGCCGAGAGGGAGCATCACCATGCCTAAGCTTTGGCGGACGACCTGCTGCGGCGCGCACGTCGACGATTACAAGACCGTCGAATGCCCGGATTGCGGCGCCGAGTGCGAGACGGAGGCGGCTGATATCGGGTTCGACGAGGAGGAACCGCACATGACGCTCGCGCAACAGCGAGAAGCGTGGGGCGGCGAGAATGGCGGCGATGGACGGGACGACTAACCCCAAGGAGGCGCAACGCCGATGAAGAAGCAACTTCCCGAATGGCGACCGACGGATGGCCCACTTATTCCCTCGCGGCCGAAGACCTACAACGAGGAATGCGCCGCGACCGGCGGCCGGTCCTATCAGCTCGCGAAGAAACAGGAACCGGCCGCCGAAGTCGAGGACGACGAATGACCCGGCCGCTACGTGCTTCCGTTCTTCTGCGTCCGCAAGAGCCCATCACCCACGGAGTAACGATGGACACGCAGCACATCTTCACGCACCACGCACCGATTGTCGACCAGATCGCTAAGTATCAGGCCATCCGGGAGGCCGGGAAGGTGCTCGCCGATGTGATCATTGAAAACGCACCGGCCGGCGCAGATCAGACTGCCGCGATTCGCAAGGTGCGCGAAGCGGTGATGACCGCGAATGCCGCGATCGCATTGGACGGGCGGCTGTAGGTGAAGCCTTCGTCCCTGCCCGCCATCCGGAATCGCATCACCGGCCACGGCGATGTTGACCCGGCGCAACTCCTCGCAAACGCGCGGAACTTTCGCCGGCACCCGAACGTGCAACGTGACGCCTTGCGCGGATCGCTTGACGAACTCGGCTGGCTGAAAACCATCATCGTCAACGAGAGTACCGGCAACGTCGTCGACGGGCACGCCCGGATCGAGGAGGCCTTGCAGCGGCGCGAGCCGTTGGTCCCGGTGACCTATATCAACCTGACCGAGGCCGAGGAGCGGTTGGCGCTCGCCGTGCTGGACGAGATCTCCGCAATGGCGGTGCGCGACGATGACGCGCTCGCGGCGCTGCTCGGCGAGATCGAGACGACCGACACGGCGCTGACGGCCTTGCTTGATTCGATGCAGCCGGCCGATGCCGGCTCCTCTGGAATCCTCGATGGAATGGACCCGGATGATGTGCCCGATCCGCCGCCGGTTCCGCGCTCGCGTCTCGGTGACATTTATCAGCTTGGAAACCACAGGTTGGTCTGCGGCGATTCTGCCGATGCCGCTGTATGGGAATCCTTGATGGCGGGTAGGGGGGGGGCCGACATGCTTTGGACCGACCCTCCGTACGGTGTCGCGTATGTCGGCAAGACGAAAGACGCGCTGACGATCGAGAACGACGCCCTGAGCACCGAGGGATTGTCGGATCTCCTGCGCGCCGTCTTCGATCTCGCGCTGGTGCACGGCCGACCCGGGGGCGCTTGGTATGTCGCTTCGCCCGCCGGGCCCTTGCAGGAGACCTTCGGCGCCCTGCTCATCGAACTCGGCGTCATGCGGCAGTGCTTGGCGTGGGTGAAGGATCAGTTCGTGATGGGGCGGTCGGACTATCACTATCGCCACGAGCCCGTCTACTATGGCTGGAAGCCCGGCGCGGCCCATCGCTGGTTCGGTGGTCGCGACAAGGATTCCGTGCTCGACGAGCCTCGGCCGCGCCGCAGCGTGGAGCACCCCACGATGAAGCCGGTCGCCTTAATTCAGCGCTGCATCGAGAATTCAACACTACCCGGAGACACCGTCGTCGACCCCTTTGGAGGCTCGGGCACCACGCTCATCGCCGCCGAAGCATGCGGTCGAACGGCTCTGATGATTGAACTTGACCCGCGCTATATAGATGTCATCGTATCCCGATGGGAACGCGCGACGGGAAGAGCGCCGGTGCTGACGCGGTTGACAGATAAGGAGATTGACGGTGACTCATAATCAGACACATGCGCAACGGCTGGAATCCGCCGAGACCACGGGGAAGGTGCTCGACCTCCGGAAGGGAGGGGCGAGCTATTCGCAGATCGCCGCCGAAATGACGAAGAACGGCCACAAGCTGTCGCGGCAGCGGTGCCATATCATCGTGCAGAACGCATTGAAGGAGCTGCGCGAGAAATTGTCGGTCGAAGCCGCCGACGTGCGCACGCTCGAACTCGAACGGCTGGACGCGATGTGGCTGGCGCTCTACCCGAAACGAAAGGAGCCGCGCGTCGCGGACTCGCTGGTGCGGCTCATGGACCGCCGGGCGAAGCTGCTCGGGCTCGATGCACCGAAGCGGATCGAGCAGACCGGCAGGGACGGTGGCCCGATCGAATACGATCTCTCCGGGCTCTCGGTCGAGGAATTGCGTGCACTCCTGATGGTGCTCGACAAGGCAACGCCGGTCATTCCGGCCGATGATGACGATGATGACGACGAAGGGGAGGAAGGGAACGATGCGCCAACAGGATGAACGTGTACACCGACAGGAAGCGCTCTCTGCGCGGCCGATTGCCGAACTCGTTGCCGGCTATCCGGATCTCGCGCACCGCGTGCAGTCCGGCGTTGCCTTTCGTCTCGAAGCCGATCCGACCGGCGGCACTCCGAAGCATCTGCGAACGGGCGTGGATCTCGCGCGTGCTGAATTTGGCGGGCTGGCAATCTTGCTGGTGCGCAAGGGCCTCATCACCGAAGCCGAGTATTTCGCGGCCATCGTCGAGGGCGTGGAAGACGAGGTCGATCGCATGGAGCGCGCGATGGAAGGCACAACCGGCGTGAAGATCAAGCTCCTCTGAGTTTGACGGCGAGGGTGTGGCGGATATAGGTTCGGACATTCCTCGGAGGAGCCATGACCGAACCGACCGCCGTTCTTTATGCGCCCGCCGGCGTGACCGCCATCAACGGTGCGAACGGCATTGTGTACATCGTGTCCGCGACGCGCGAAGTCACGGTGCCAGTTTCGATGATCCCGACGCTGCTCGCCGCCGGCTTCCTGCAATCCTCGGTGGAGCCGGCGTCGATCACGAATGCGATGATCTCGCCGACGGCCGCGATTGCGAAGTCGAAGCTTGCCGCACTGGCGATCGTGAATGCCGACGTGGACGCTGCCGCTGCGATCGCCAGCTCGAAACTGGCCGATGGTCCGACCGCGACGCCGACGGCTTCGAAGATCGCGAAGTACGACGCAAGCGCGAACCTTGCCGCCGCGACCGGCGTGACCGTTGGTGCCGGCAAGGTGATCGGCGTTCAGGCGGCAGCGATCCCGAATGCGAGCGCCGGAACGATCATCGACGCCGAGGCACGCACGGCGTTGAATGCCCTGCTCGCCGCGTGTCGCACGCACGGTCTCATCGCGACGTAAGTACACTGGCCCGGCTGTGACGAGGCTCACGACCTCCGAACTTCAGGACCCCTGACCCGGACCCTGCGCGTTGCTCGCGGGGTTCGGGTCTTGTACCTTTTGCCAAACGCCCGAACGAGGTAGCCGGCAATGCCCGCAACGACCCGCTTCAGTCTCGATGGTGGCTTCGTGCCGCTCGCGCAGGAGATCGGCGGGTTCGTCGCCGGGGATCGCGCCGAGGCGGCGATCCTGATTACCGGCTTTGATCCGGTCACCGACGTCATCGAGCAGATCGTCTTCACGGCGAAGCTCAACCCGGCCGACGCCGACAACGCGCCGACGACCGTCCAGAAGGTGCTCATTCCCGGCAATCCGGCGAATGGCACGATCACCGCGTACGAAGGCGGCGTGACGGTTCTCGCGCAATTCGACCTCCTGCCGGCGGACACGCTGGTTCTCCTGCAGCAGCACGTGTACGACGTTCGGATCTGGGTCGCACGTTCCGGATCGACGTACGATCGCACGGTGCAGACCGGCAACACGGTCTCCCTGCAGGGCGTGACGTCGCAAACACAGTACACCTATCCGACGGTTCAATGGGCGTCGATCCAGCACACGCCGACGACGATCGCCGGGTACGGGATCACGGACGCATACACGAAGACCGAGAGCGACGCGCGCTATCTCCTCGCGGCGGGCGGCGATGGCTCGCACCTGACGAACCTCTCGGCCTCGCAACTGTCGAGCGGCATCGTCCCCTCGGCCCGCATGGTCGGCGCCTATGCCGGGATTACCGGCCTCGGCACGCTCGGCTCGCTCGCCGTCACGGGCTCGATCACGGCCGCGTCGTTCGTGGGCGCGCTCACGGGATCCGTGACCGGCAACGTCGCGGGCGTCGTGACCGGCTCGCTCGTCGGCAACGCATCGACCGCGACTCAGCTTCTCAATCCTCGCACGATCAACGGTGTCGCCTTCGACGGCACGGCGAATATCACGATCACGTCGACGCTCACGAATGCGCTGACGTTCGGGACGTACCTCACCGGCGGGAGCTTCAACGGCTCGGCGCCGGTCACGATCGGGATCAACGCGGCAACGGCCGCGACGCCCTCGACGATCGTCGCGCGCGATGCCTCGGGCAATATCACCGGGAACCTCATCTCGGCGTACGACTTCGTCGGGCCGCTGACGGGCGTTGTCACGGGCTCGCTGATCGGCAACGCGGACTCCGCGACGAAGCTCGCGGTTGCGCGCTCGATCACGCTGACCGGCGACGTCACCGGCACGAACACGACGGATTTCTCGGCGGGCGTCTCGATCGCCCTCGCGATTGCGGCGGGCGCCGTGACGAATGCGATGATCAACGCGGCGGCGAACATCGCCGATACGAAGCTCGGCACGATCGCGACCGCGTCGAAGGTCTCAAACTCGGCGACGACGGCGACGGCATTGAACACGGCGTCGGCCATTGTGGCGCGCGACGGCTCGGGCAACTTTGCGGCCGGGACGATCACGGCGACGATCACCGGCAACGCCGACACGGCGACGAAGCTCTCGACCGCGCGCACGTTCGCGATCACGGGCGACGGCTCCGGCTCGTCCTCGGCGGATCTCGCGACCGGCGTCTCGATCGCGCTGACGCTGGCAACCGTGCCGACGACGAAGGGCGGGACCGGCCTGACGAGCTTCACGGCGGGCGACGTGCCTTATTTCGCGACGGGGACCGCGCTCTCGAAGCTCGGCATCGGCGCCGCGAATGCGGTCATGACGTCGAGTGGCACGGCGCCGCAATGGTCGACGGCCTTGACCGGCTTGACCTCCGTGACCTCGACGGCCTTCGTCGGTACGCTCTCGACGGCCGCGCAACCGAACGTGACGAGCCTCGGGACGCTAACCGCGCTCACGATCTCCGGCGCACTCTCGGCCGGGGCGACGACCTGCACGTCGACGATCGCGGTCGCGGGAACGTCGTCCTTCGGGAATACGCTGACGATCAGCCTCGGCGGCGCGGCGATCACGGGGAACGTGACGATCTCCGGCACGCTCGCCAGCGGCTCGCAAACGATCACGGGAACGATGATCTCCTCGGGCGCGTTGACGGTCTCCTCGGGCGGCGCCTCGATCACGGGCGCGGTGACGCTCTCCTCGACGCTGGCGATCGGCGGCGCGCTCTCGGGCGTGACAACGCTCGCGACGTCCTCGACGATCAACGGACAGACGATCAGCGCGACGGCCGCGCTCACGGGCTCGCTGACTGTCGCGACGACGCTCGGCGTGACGGGCGACTTCTCCGTGAATGGCGCACAGTTCACCGTCGCCTCGGCAACCGGGAACGCCGTCCTCGCGGGCACGCTGACCGTCAACGGCGCGGCGACGTTCGCGCCTTCGGGCGTCGCGGCGATCCCCGCGACGTTCACGGGCAAGTACGGCGTCTCAGGGGCGGTCAGTCTCGGCGTGTGGCAACGGCTCGGCGGCGCGGTCGCGGCGGCAATGATCTACGACGACGCGCAATCACCGCTAAACATCGGCGTCGGCACGACAACGGATCATGGCTTCCGGATCCTGACGAATAACACGACGCGGCTTACCGTCGATCATCTCGGTCGCGTGACGATCGGCGCGACGCCTTTCGGCAATACGAACGTCTTCGGCATCGAGTTGAACAACGCGTCGACGTCGCTGATCGAGGGCGCGGCGATCGACGTCAACAATGCCGACACGACGGTCGGGAACTATTCCGCGCTCACGCTCTCGCAAACGGTCGGCGCGACCGGGAACAACGGCGTCACGCTGGCCGCGAAGCATACGAGCCGGACGGGCGGAGCGCGGACTTCGGACTTCGAGCTTTACACCTACGCGGTGAGCGCGCCGGTCCTCGCGCTGCAGATCACGAGTGCGCTCGCGGCGACATTCGGCGGGAC